AGATGCAGGGCTGTTTATGCACGAAGAAAAGCGAGATTTAAACACTGGTTCTAAGAAAATAAAAAGCGTGCTTAACAGGCTACACAGAATGTATTTAAAAGAGCCGGAAAGTCAATTATCATTTGCTGAAAAATCTGATTTTTTGGAGGAGTTGTTTGATTTGGCTGTTCACGTTGAAAGCGAAGAAAGCCGGAATGAGATAATTGATGCGGTTAAAAAACAATTGCAAAATAATTAAGTATTTCTTTTGCAGTTAAGAAAAAAACCTTACATTTGTAATTCAATAAGGCGGATAATCCGCAAAAGTCCTGTAATCGCAGGCATCTGATAAACAAAATTGCCCCGGTAAACGGTTCCGGGGTTTTTTCGGATTAATGACGTTAAAAATTAACAGCCAATGAAAAAAATCAAAACAAAAGACATTGACCCAAAAAAGTTAATCACAAAAAGCGAGTACGCGAAGCAGTTTAAAACTAATCCGACACGCGTACAAAGGATGATTGACCGGGGAGAATTGACTATTATAGTCGCTAAAGGAACTGAACTAATTCATTTGTAAAACAAACACACATGACCTACGACGAATTTTTATTAAGCAAACAACACAAAGCATCTGATTACGGGATTGAGCCGTTGTTTATTCCTGACAAAATGTTTGACTTTCAAAAGCACGTTTCGGAATACGCTATACGAAAAGGGCGCGGAGCTGTTTTTCTTGATACCGGTTTGGGGAAAACAATTATTGAGCTGACTATTGCGCGCAATTACTTTGAACACACGCGGAAACCGGTATTGATAATTACCCCTTTGGCTGTAGCTTCACAGCACATTAAAGAGGCTGAAAAATTTGGCATTGAGGGGGTGGAACACACAAAAACCGGTAAGTTTTCCGGGGAAATAATTTTGTGCAATTACGAAAGGATCCATTTGCTTTCATCTGACGACTTCGATTGTGTAATTTTAGATGAGTCCAGTATTTTGAAAAACTTTGACGGGGCTATTAAAAACAGAATTACCGCGTTCCTTAAAAAAATAAAGTACCGGTTTTTGTTTACGGCTACACCTTCTCCGAACGATTACATAGAGCTTGGCACCAGTTCAGAGGCTTTGGGATATTTAGGTTATATGGATATGCTGGGTAAGTTCTTTAAGAACAATCAAAACAACGTCGCAAAAATCAGTCAAATATCAAAAGCCAGACAGGGCGAAAAATATTACCTAAAACCGCACGCAGAGGACGATTTCTGGCAATGGGTGGCAAGTTGGAGTATATCTGCAAAGAAACCGAGCGACCTGGGATATTCAGACGACCGGCACAATTTACCAGAATTGCACGAGATTAAAACAATCTTACGAAACGAAAACCCGTTAACAAAAAACGGTCAAGGGTCTTTATTTGCGATGCCTGCTGTCGGATTCTCTGAAATAAAAGCAGAAGCAAAAGCAACTATTTTGCAGCGTTGCGAAATGGCAGTTTCCAAGGCTTCAAATCACGAAACATCAGTTTATTGGTGTAACCTAAACGATGAATCGGACGCGTTAAAAGAGATTGATAAAAACGCCGTTGAGGTTCGTGGTAATATGTCACTTGAAAGAAAAGAAGAGATATTGACCGCATTTAGTTCCGATGAAATTAAAAAGCTAATCACAAAAACAAGTATTACGGCTTTTGGGTTAAACTGGCAGCACTGTAATCATACAACGTATTTCCCGACTTACAGCTACGAAAAATATTATCAGGCATTGCGCCGATTTTGGAGGTTTGGACAAAAGAGACCGGTGACAGCGGATTTGATATTAACTGACGGACAGGAAAAGATAATGGAATCTTTAGAGGCTAAAAGAGACAACGCGATACGGATGTTTGAAAAGCTGACAACTCAAACAAACAGAGACTTTAAACTAACTCAAAGGGAGTTTGACAAACAAATAAATAAACCATTATTCCTATGAAAGTATATGAGCTAAGTATAGGGACTTACTTTTGGGGTTTCTATATTGACGATACTGAAAAAGAATTATTTATATTTCACAAAACAGGATTTGATTCTATTTGTATTTTAGATTATTGGGAGGGTAAGATACCAGACCATAAAATACAATTTGTTGAAGAAATTAAAAAACCAAAAAATTAATGTTATGAAAGTAAAAGATCAGATTCACGAAAAAAGCTATTCAATCTATTGCGGGGACAGTATGCACGTAGTTCCGACTATTCCTGACAAGTCAATTGACTTAATTCTTTATAGCCCCCCGTTCGCAGGGCTTTACCAGTATTCAAGCAGCCCGAACGACTTTTCAAATTGCGAAAATAAAGAACAGTTTTTAGAACAATACGAGTTCCTGGTTTCCGAATTGTCGAGAATTACAAAGCCTGGCCGGATAAATGCAGTTCATTGCACAGATGTACATGATAATACCGGGCGACTTTGGGATTTTCCTGGAGAAATTATTAAAATTCACGAGCGGCATGGGATGAAATACCATAACCGTATAACCGTTTGGAAAGAGCCTTTAAAAGTCCGTATGCGTACAATGGTTCAAAGTCTTATGCACAAATTTATTGTAGAGGACGCTACTAAGTGTTTTACCGCAATGCCTGATTACATTTTAATATTTAAAAAGGCAGGCGAAAACGAAATTCCGGTAACTCATGAAAACGGATTAACAGACTACCCATATTTCGGAGCGCAGCCATTTTTGGACGCTCACAAACAAACCTACGGCGATTATGAGTCGTTTCGTAAAAAGTGGATGGTATATAAAGGCGACCCGTCTGGCAATAAATTGTCTCATTTAACGTGGCAGCGTTATGCCTCTAGCATATGGGACGATGTAAGGATTGATAATGTGTTACCTTTCAGAGACAGCAAAGAAGAGGACGACGAAAAGCACGTACACCCTTTACAGCTGGATGTTATTGATCGTTTAGTTTACCTCTACACAAACCCCGGGGAAGTGGTTTTGACTCCGTTCATGGGTGTAGGCAGTGAGGTTTATTCTCCCGTATCAATGGGCCGGAAGGCTATCGGAATTGAGTTAAAAGACAGCTATTTCAAACAAGCAATACAAAACCTTAAATTAGCAGATAACAGGTTTTTGAAAACCGAACAGAAAACAATTTTTTAAACAAAAGTGGCTGTTCGATAATTCCGAACAGCCACATAAACTAAATTCACAATGATAAACAAAGCAATTCTAATTGGTCGAACCGGCCAAGACCCGGACGTTAAAGTCTTTGAGAACGGCGGCAAAATCGCTCAATTTTCATTAGCTTGCACGGAGCCAGGTTTCAAAACGCGTGACGGAAAAGAAATTCCAGATCGAACAGAATGGCTAAATATAGTCGTTAAAAATGGCCTTGCAACGGTTGTGGAATCCTACGTTAAAAAAGGCGATCAGTTGTATATCGAGGGCAAAATAAGGGCCAGAAGATACGAAAAAGACGGGCAAACTATGTACCGTACTGAAATTCATTGCGAGACGTTAAAAATGCTGGGAGGTAAGAAAAGCGATACCGGAACCTCATCGAATGAAAATAAAAATCAGGATTATTCTGCAAATAAAGGTCAGGAACAGGATGATTTGCCCTTCTGATTTTTGCAATCCAAAACATTTTTGTATATTTGATTTTGAAATGGGTTAGGGTTAATGTGTATTTACCGCGCGGTTAGGAGTTTCCGCGCGGTTTTTAAGAATTTAAAATGTAAAATAAAAATGACGGAGAAAATAAAAAAAAGGATTAAATTATTAGGACTTAAAAAGTCTCATGTAGCTAAAAATGTTGGCTTAAAGCCTTCGGAGTTATCGCATTATTTAACTGGCCGAAGGGCTCTAAATGAAGACAAGCTTTTTGCATTAAAAAAGTATCTTGGACTTTGATTTTTTTTGATTAGCAATGTAAAAAATAATTTACAATGAAAGACTTTACCCCGGAATCGGGGTAAACTAAAATACTTCATAAAAAATACTTGCCACAAATGGCCAGTCTTAAAATCAGATAGTTATGTGTTACGATAAAAAATTGAAGTCTCCAAAATGGCAAAAGAAGCGACTATCCATAATGCAAAGAGATAATTTTCGATGTTACATTTGCGGAAATGACTCTTCAGAATTACATATTCATC